ACTCCACTAGATTTATATATAGGGTAAGCATTAATTTTATCTAGGGCTCCTTTTTCAGGATTTGTAGGTGATAAAGAATTATCAGTATTTCTATAATCACTTCTATCTCTACTTTTTAAACCAGGATCTCCTAAATTTACCCTGGATTCTATTCTATTAAATGGGTTTGAATAATTTAAAGTGTAAACTTTAGTACCATTTATTTCTTGTCTAAAATCAAATATTTCAGTATTACCTTCCCCTTTTTCTGTAGATTTATTAGCTAATTCTTCTAAATCTTCATAGGGTAAAAAACCATAATTTTGAAGATTTTCTAGATTTAAATTAGTAGGCTGCCCTTTTTTAATTATAGTTTTACCTATACCTAAGGTAGAACCAGGTCCTCCTTCATAGGATAAAAGTTCGGTACCTTGGGTGGTTTGAAATCCTAGTTTATTTTTTTTAAGTTGTACTAATCTATTATTTTTAGAAGATTGTTGATTAGTAACAACTTCGTTATAAACAGGTAAACCTAGTGGATCTCTAAATCCTAATAAATCTGCTAATCCTTTTCTACCAGCATCCGGCCCAGTTCGTTTAGTAGGATCAAGACCTTGTTTATTTAAATGAATTCCTAGGTTATTACCTACTACTTGAAGTAAAGTTGAAGTAGGTAAATAAGCTCCTTCATTTAATGCCTTACCGCTAGCTTGAGTTGCAACCGCAGTACGTGATAATACATTTTGTTTAGCTGTAAATAAAACACCGTTTGGAGATTTCAGATCAAACAACATCTGTGTCATTCGGGATACATCATTTGCTACTCGTCTTGGTATTAACGTACCACCACGTAGTAGAAAATCAGGTCCGCCTGTTCTCCCTACTTCAGAATCGCTTACTTCTATATCCCTTGTTACATAGGGTTGGTTAGAAGATCCCCCAAAGGGTCTATCTTTTCCGTATCGTAGGGATTTTAGATTTGTTTTTAAATCAAGAATCCCCATGCTATATCTTATCCTTGAGTTCTATCTTGAGCTGCTCCAGTTTGATCAGTTGCTTTATCAGTATCTAAAACATAATCCTGGTATCTTCCTTTTTCAAAAGAATTATTTAAAGGAAGGGTTTTAGGATCTTTTAAAGGTCCCTTTGGAAGTGTTCCAGCAAGAAGATTTAATTGAGATCCATTAGCTTCAAATTTTGCTTTAAGTGCCATAATATAAAATTTAATCGATTAATTTATTATAAATATTGAATTATTGTACTTCGTATAAACCAACAGGTGATAATCGTGGTTTATCTGAGTTTTGTGTGATTAAACGTTCAAGTAACATATTTGTACGTTTAGTTTCTTCATTACTACCTTGATTTAAATTAGTACCTGCTACAACTGTATCATTGTCATTTAATGCTATTTGTCCTTTAGGGGTAGATAAAATGCGATCACCATAACCCGCAGGCATAACCATATCATCTACTGTAGCAAGTTCTTGTTGGGCTTTTTTACTTTGAGAAGTCATATAAGCTATACCAGCAACAATAGCTGCTAAACCTAAACCAAAAGTAACAGCACTTGCTGTGGTGATAGCACCTACACTAGCTAAATTAAGTTGTAAAGCCATGGAAGCTAAGCCTCCTATAGTTCTTCCTAAGCTAATAGCTCCCATTAATCCTAAAGTAGTATATAATACTCCTGCACTATTAGCGGCATTAGCCATCATATCAATTAAATTCCCAAGTGGACCTTCTACTATAGATCCTATAGCACTCTGTATACGAGTCATAGCATCTTGAAATTTTTCAGCGGCTGATTGTTGTTGAAAATTTTTTAATAGAATATCCCCATTTTTTACACTACGTAACTCATCTAATCTTCCTTGTTCAGCTAATTGTTCAATATTTTTAGCCCCTAAAGAATTTAATACTTCTTGTTGTTTTATAGAATTAGCTAATTCATCAACACCCATCCCCACAGCACTTGCTAATGATTCTTGTTGGATAACATTTAATCTACTAAATTCTTCCGCAGTACCAAATTGTTTAGCTAGTTCGGCCGCAGCCCCAGCTGAATCTCCTTGTAGTGCTAGTAATCGAGCTTGTTCTAAATTTAAATCCCTACCTAAAAGTAATTCTGCTTGTAATTCATTAGTAATAGATTGTTCAAAATCTAATAAATTTTTAGCTATACCCTGGGTTTCTTCTAAAGATAACCCTAATCTGTTTGCTTGAACTACCGCTCTGGCTATTTCTTGGGTATTATAACCGTATTGTGCTCCTAGTTGACCATTTACTCTAGCTACTTCAGCTAAAACTTTTTGTCCTTTTAGTTGGATGCCTGTTTGTTGTTCTAAGGCAACTACTTGATCTAATATTTCTGTAGTAAGTTCATTTTGTGTTTTATTTTGAACTATACCGTATCTAATTAATTTAGCTGCTTCATCCCCTTGTAAACCTACTAATTTAGTTAGCTCAATTTGGGATTGGAGTTGTTCTGTGGTAAATCCACTTACTGCTCCTAGTTCATCTCCTACTTGTCCTAAAGCACTAGCAAAAGCTTCAGCATTTAGGTAACTTTTTCCACTATTGATAGATATAGTATTAAAACTACTTCTTAATTGTTCTGCTTCTTCTCGACTTACCCCTAAATTTTTAGCTAATTCTATAGAAGAAGTATTAGCTTTAAATAAACCTGTTAAAGCAAAAGTAGCAATACCTTTAGCAGCAGCATCTAAAACATTATTTATTCTTTCAAGTTCTTGTCTAAGATTTTCAGCTTCATCTTCGGTTTCATCAATACCTATTTTAAATTGAGTAATTCCTTCAATTAAAGAATCTAAAGGACCAGCTAGTAAGGGACCAATACCTGGGATATCTTTTATCCCGTCGGCTAATTTTTTAACAAAATCAGTACTTTTATCAATATTAGTAATAGAATCTTCTATACTTTCAAAAGTACCTAAAGTTTCCCCAGCTAAGTCCGCTCCTTTACTTAAATCTTCTACTACTTTATCAAGTTCTTTTTTTTCAGCTTCAGTTGCATTTGCTCTTAACCTAGAAAGAAAAGAAATTGTACTTTCTACTTTTTCTCTTTTTCTTAGGAGATCACTATAAGTTTTCTCTAAATTTGCTCTTTTACGGGAATCAGTTAAATCTGATTTTCTTGCTTTAGCTAATTTATTAGCAGTATTTACAATATCTTGGGCATCTCTTTTAGCTACCCTAAATTCCCCAGTAAAATCTTGGGTTGATCTTGCAGCTTTTCCTATATTAGATGATATACTAGAAAAAGTATTTTCTAGTTCTTCGGATAATTTAGTTAATTCTGAAAAGAGTCTATTTAACTCTTGAGCGTTATTTACTTGATCTTTAGAAGCCATTCAATATAAGTATATGTTATAAATATGATTATTTATAACTTGTCTTACCTTTATAATCCTGGGATGCTTTCATAAATTCAGGGGTATTTACAGTACCATCAGCATTAATTAAATTCTTTTGACCTTTTTTCCCTGATTTTGCTTCCTCCATTTGTTTATTGGCTTCTTCATTATAGTTTTTAATTTCACTAAATGTATATTTACGAAGCCATAAAGGCATATTATATATTGTATTCCAGTCATATCCACCTTGTCCATGGAAGACAATTTGGTGAATTTGGGAAAATACTCCTAAACGAAATTGTTGTGATTCCTTAGGCGTCAGGGTAAAAAAAGTTGATACTAATAGGGAGGGGTCTTTTTGTATCTCTTCCTTCGGGAAAAAAAGTCAAATCTATGTCGGGTTGGATTTGATTTACATACTCTCTATAAGCGCGGGCATCTCTAGCTAGCAATGCTTGATCTACAAATTTTCTAATTGTTGGTGGGTCACTATCTCCATTTACTGATAAGATAGAATGTTTTAATCTAGTAGATACTTCGGCATTCCCATCAGGTTGAAGTTTTTTTAATCCCTCTATTTCTCTAGCTATTTTTTGTTCATCACCATGGGTCAACAACTTAAAAGTTATTTGGTTTTCTGTATGTGGTAGAGTAAAACCAAATTCATTTTTTCCTTTAGTAAATAAACTTTCATCAATTTGTTTATTATTGATTTGAGTTAAATCTACTTTTTCTTTTTGACCTGCAAATATAAATTCATATTCTGGGCCATATCCTAAAATACGGGCTGCTAGCATTATAGCATTTTTATCTCCTATTAATAAATCATTATAGTTTATTTTAGATACTATTAAAGACTGTAATAATTTATCAATTACAGTACCTTTAGCGATATAAGATTGGTTAGTTAAAATATCTTCTTCCTTAGCGGTCATATATTTCATTTCAATTTTACCACTAGAAAGAGGGTTATCTTCAGGATATAAAATACCTTTAGATGGAAGTTCGATTTCTTCGGTTGGGAGGTTAAATTCCGCCATAATCTTTATTTATAATAACTTTTTGTTCGGTAATAAATATTAAGATAAGAAAAGGCTTGCACTAAGGCAAGCCATTTCAAGGAATATGTGGAGGGAAAGTTTTTTAGAAATTTAGTACACAGTAATCTGGTTGTACTGTCATTGAGATTTCTTGAGCAGCATTTTCATTATCCCAATTATACTCACCGAAGCTAGCTTCAGTAATTAAAGCACCTTTGATTACCCATTCGCTTACAATATCACCTACAGGACCTAAAATGTTTACTGTAAGGTCTTTTTTATAAAAATCAGAATAACCATCTCTACCGGTTACTGATTCGTGGTGTAAACGAACCCATTCCATTACAGCTTGTGCACCAGATGGGGTAATTGGATCAAATAAAGTAAAGTCAATTGTGTTCCAAGTAGTTTTACCCTTAACAAAACGTTGTACGTTAATATGATTTAGAGGTACTGTGCCTTGTGACAATGATACGGCTCCTACTCCTTTCATAATATAAGATGGAAATCCATCTACATACAAAATAAATCTGTTTTGTTGTTTTGGCTCAAAAGCTGTGTAAAAAATTTCGTTGCTATCTAATACTGCCATTTTATGTTCTGTTTATTATAAATATTCTATTTTTTATCTTTTATGCTGGGAATGTAGCTCCAGTTGGTAATACATTAAAATCTAATAGAATAAATTCAGCTGTTTTAGTAGGTTGTAAGTAAATTTGTCCTACTAGCTCATTTCTATCTACTACATCAGCAGTATTGTTTGTTTCATCCATTACTACTTTAAAAGCATACAATCCTTGACGTTGTTGAATTCCTTCTAAATATGGATTTACTTGTGTTAAGAAGCTATTACGAGTAGCGATTGAATTTTGTTCAAATACTAAATTATCAGAAATTTGTGAAATATAGTTTTTCAATTCAATTAATAATCTTCTTACATTTACTCTATCAAGAGCACTTGCACGTTTTTGTAATGTTTTCTGACCAAATACTACAACTCCACTTCCTGGGAATGTTGCAATTGGGTTAACATTAGCAGCATATAAAGTATCTCTGTTTCCAGATGTTAATTTTCTTTCAGCTTTAATTACATTACCTAAAGAACCTCTAGTTAAACCAGCAGGAGCAAACCAAGCATCACTTGAAGCATCTGTAAAGGCATATACTCCAGGAATCATTGTTGAAGCAGGTACCCATACTGTTTGTCCAGTTGTGTTTAATGTTTGTAGCCATGGCCAGTAAGTAGCAGCATAGCTTGAATCAAATGCAGATGCAGCGGATGTAATTGTTCCAATGGTATTATTGTAACCATCTAAATCGATTACAGCGATAGCGTCTTGACGTGATTCTACTGTAGATACGGCTAAATTAACAGCAGTACCATGGTCTGTATAATTCAGTCCGGGGACTGTAAGTAAATTGTATCTATATTCGTCTTTGTTGCTTAATAAATTAATAGATTGAGTATAATCTAGTTGGCTTAAACCTTGAACATTAGCACTTGTAATAGCATCATTAAATAAAGCTTCTTGATCATCAAATAAAGTACCAGTGGCACCAGTAAATGATCCTGACCCATTAACTGGGATAGATGCAGTATATGCTGATTTGGCTACTCCATTATTATCAAAATAATCAGGTGTAGCAGCATTTACAGCGCTTACTCTAACGTATTTACTTTTATTTATATAAGTACCATTAGATTTTACATAGTAATCAGTACCATCTTGTTCTACTGTGTAAGAAGTATCTCCAATTACTTTAGAAATGTAATTTGGGGCTTTAGGATCTAATGATAAACCTTGAAAAGTTTCTAATGGATTTTTCTGTTTACTACTATCGTCTCCTCTGCGAACTATTAAACTAAATGTTCCATTATCCGTATTTGCTCCCTGAATTTCCCAGCGAATATTATCTTTGGTACCATTTGTAAGGGTATTATTACTGCCTTCAGCTGTACCACTATTCATAATTTCACCTTCTGCTAAAGTAGTTAATTCAAAAGCAGTGTTATCAAGTGAATTAGAAACCGCTGTACTTGTAGCACCAGTAAAGCTACCACTTTGCACACGTGTAACTAATAATGAAGTTCCACCTTGAGAAAAGTAGTTGTTAGCTGAGGTTTGAGTTAAATACTCATATTGTTGTGAGCCACTTGTAACATCGCTTCCAAAAATTGCTTGGTATTCACTATATGAAGTAACTAATGTTGGAATACCAACAGGTCCTTTAGCAGCGGGACCGATAACTGCGGCACCAGCTTGTACAGGCTGTCCTTGGATAAATGATTGGTCAGTTTCTCGGGCTAATACACCAGGAGATAATAGAGTTTCTGCCATTTTATATGTTTATTTAAGTATTATTTTCTTATAAATATTGAAACCCCCTTCAAAAAACCAATTTATTCTGTTGATTCTGGTTCTTCTGTTAAGGTAATTTCACCGGTTTCTAGGTTAATATTTCCTTCTCCATATTTTTCCTGAAGTTCTTTGCCTAGTTTGTTTTGTTCCAATTGAGCTTCCTCTAGTTGGGTTAAAACATTTGTTTTTTGAACTTCAAGTTGCCCCAACCCATAAATTAATTGTGTAATTTTAGTTTGAGCTCCTTTAATATTTTGCAACTCTTCTTCTTGTAACTTAATTGTTTTTGACATAATGTAACTTTGATTATAAATATATATTGATTATTTAAACTTTAATAAATATTGAATTTTCTTTAAAACAATATTAGGTTTTATTGCCTTATGACAAATATGTTGGGACATAGTACCTTGGTGTTTGGGACACCAATCCCATTTACCTTTATCAAACATAAATCTTTTATCTACCCAGCAGTTATTACATACTGAATGGTCTTCTATTTTGGTAGTATTATGGGTCATTTCATAACCATAAGGTATAAAATTGTTTATCATTAGAGTGTGTTTACCCATAGCCCAATTAAACCAAGATAAACCAGAACCTAACCCTATAAATAATTCAGCATGATAAAGATAGTTATATGTATCTTTCCAATTTAACTTTTCCTTATTTATTATATGTTTTTGGTTAAATCCCTCATATGATACATTAACTACTTTGTATCCTAATTCATTTAAATCTTTAGCTAAAAATTCCCAATAATGGTAAGGCCATTCTTTTAAACCCGCTGTTGAACGTGGACCTATACAAATGTATTTTTCTTTTATAGGA